CAAAAAATCACAGAAACATGTTGGTGTTATTGTCGTAAAAGGAAGAACACATCACGTTTTCAAAGGTAAAGAAGGTGGATTATATTACCTAAAAGGTAAATCTGGAAGAAAAGTATACGTTGATAAAGAACGCCTAAGAAAAAGAAAATCACGTTTTGGTAACAAGGATAAAGATGATGAAGAAGAAGAAGAAGAAATGGAATACGGACGTCGTTATATGTCTGGTGCTCGTCCCAAAAAATCACAGAAACATGTTGGTGTTATTGTCGTAAAAGGAAGAACACATCACGTTTTCAAAGGTAAAGAAGGTGGATTATATTACCTAAAAGGTAAATCTGGAAGAAAAGTATACGTTGACAAAGAACGTTTAAAAAAAAGAAAAAAGTAAATTATTTTACAAAATTTAAAAGTACTTAAAATTTTTTTTGATGTATTATTAATTTAAAATGAGTATTCCTATCAATGTTTGGTATTATAATGATTTATTGTCTGAATGGATTTTAAAAGGTACTGCAGATTATCAGGAAACAAAAGATGAATATAAATATTTTCGTGTTTTATCCGGCGGAAGAAAATACTTTTATGTATCTTCAGAAGATTATTTTGAACACAATAAAAATCACGTTGAACCAATGCATGTTAATGTAGATAACACAGTTGAGTATACTAATTTAAAGGGTGAAATTATTTACATGCAATAAATATTTACTTCGGTAAATTTAAAACAAAATATAAAAAAGATAATTATTATGGATGATATTTTTCTAAATGCTGAATTATTATTATACTGTTGTATATGTTGTGAAATACACGATGAACCAAATAATTATTCAAATAGAGAAAATTTATTAACAACTGGAACTTTAGTAACTTCATCAACAAATGAACAAAAACTACAAAAAAATCAGTCTATCAAAAGAGATTAAATAATAGTAATTATATACAATTTATAAATATGCTAATGCTTGTAAATAAGAATCTGCTAAATCATCTTTTTTTTTACTTTTATTAAAAAATATTAGATATTTGTCGTACCATGAATTTTTATTTTTAATTTTATCTTCTATAAAAATTTTTGTTTGTTCAACTGCTGCTTTTTTGTTATAATAGTAAGATTTACGTTTTCCTTTTTTACCTCTTAAACTACCATCTGATTTTTGTTCATTTTTATTTTGTAAGGATTCTGTTTCATTACATAATTTTAATTTATTTTTTGCTGAATAATACAATATTTTAGTTTTAGTGCCTTTTTCATAATTTAATCTTAGAGTAAAATATACATATATTGCTGTACTAATTATGCGCATTTGAGGATTAAATGATGGTTGTTTTTCTATTAAAATAGTATCTGATTCTAATAAATTAGGAATACTTTCTAATTCTTCTATTAATTTTACTATTACATTACAATTTCTAGGTACAGAACAATCAATAACATTCCAATCTAAAATATCTAATGTACATGAATCTATTTGACAATATGCTAAATTTTTAATTCCAACATCAAATGATAAAATTATCATTATCTTTAATTATAATTTTATTTATTTAAGTAAATAAATGTTTTTTATTGTAAATTTTAATTATTATTCTAAAATGTCTTTTAATCCATTATTATTCTAAAATGTCTTTTAATCCATTATTATTCTAAAATGTCTTTTAATCCATTATTATTCTAAAATGTCTTTTTACTATGATTAACAAATGCTGAATAATTATTTAAATCTTCTTTTTCCGATTTAATTTTATTTTTTTTTGATTTTTCTTCCATCGCCTTTTGTATATCTTTTATATTCCATGATATATAAATGTACTGCAAACTAATATTAATTATATAAAGTCCATCATTCTTAAGTTTTTTTACTAAAAATTTATTCATTGCTTCTAATTTAAATGGTATTTCACCTACAATAAAATTTGGAATAGTATAAATACAATTTGTCTGTCCAAAATTTGCATAATTATTAATTTTTTCTTTTATGGATTTTAATATTTTTTCTTTTAGTTGTTCTTCTCTCAATGAACGTTTTTTTTGAATTTCTAATATGTTTTCAACATCTGGTGATAACATTAATAATATAATTTAATATTAAATTTTTTAAAATGCTAACATTTTTATATTTTAATTACTGTTTTAATTAAATTTCTAGTTTTGTATTTATTTGTTAATACTCTACTATTTTCAAAATTTTTATAAAGTTTGTTAATTGTTTTAGGTGAAATAGATTTTAATGGCATTTCAGTTATTATTTTTACAAAATTAGAAAATGAATTTGATGTCTTAGAATTATTTTTTTCTTCAAAATTAAATAATTTATTTTTTCGTAAATATTTACATAATATATTAAAATCATCTTCTAAATTAATAGAAAAATTTATAAACATAATTGAATTTAAATACATTTGCATAATTCCTTCATTTTGTAAAAAATAATTAATCATAGATGGTTCCATCAGCAATGGTATTATAATTTTTTGTCTAAAATAGACTATAATTCCACTCTTTATAACAATTATCATTATTTAATTGATTAATTGCACAGTTATTAATTTTATCACAATATCTTTTTGTTAAACAAACTAAAACTATTTTACAATTATTAATACCTTTCATTATAGAAGAATCTATATTACCATATATTTCATTTGAATCAATCCATACTGTATATCCTTTATTTATTAATTTATTTGCTAATATTTTACATCTTTCATGATTATCTCTATCTAATTCATCTTTCCCCCATGCATGAGAAATAAAAATATCTTTCATATTTAAAGATTTATTAAAAATTTTTTTAGATTAAAATAAACTAAAAATATATATGGCAATCCACTACGTGCAAAGGAATTATTAAAAATAATATATATATAATTTTAAAGAACTACAATAAAGCACTAATTGAGTAAATATGTTGTAAACAAGTAGGATATATTTTCTATTTATTATTTAACTTATTTTAATCATGATCAAGATAATTATTACAATATATTAATCATGCTCAAATATTACAATAACTAACAATCAATTTCAAAACAATTCAACTGAAGATATAATAAATATTATTCTTACTAATACAGGGACAAATAAAGAGAATATATTAATATTAATAGTTAATAACAATAAATATTAATAAAATACTTTAAATAAATTTTTAAAGACGTATAATGTTTATGAATCACCACAATACTGCATGTCATAACTAATTACATTTTGTAATAATTAATATTATCATATGTAAAATAAGAATTCTGGTCTTGATAACTAGGCAATTTAATACATAAACATCCTGATAATCCTTGTAAGTCTGGCCATTGATCACCTACACTTAGTATTATATTATTCTTTGTACTAAGTTTTTTCTTAAGAGCAATTTTAAAATTAATATCTGGATAATTTTTATTATGATACATTTCATCATATTTTATATTTAACATTTCTAAATTTTTTTTTGATGAACTTTCAGATTCATACGGTCTTGCAGTTATTATAATAACCTTGAATCCTAATTTTTTACATAACTGAATTATTTTTACCATCTGAGGTATAGCAGGAAATATCATATATCCAGGAATCCAATTATTTGGAAATTTTTTATTTTGAAATAAATTTGCATGATCGGTATAAACTAATGTATCATCTATGTCAAATATTACTGTATATTTTTTACCTGTTCTTGGAAAATTTATTAGGTAATTATACAATAATGAATAAATATTATTCATTGTATTATAGTAATGACCTGAATTTGGCCAACCTTTATAATAATTAATTAAATTAGTCATTATATTTAATTTAATTATTTATTATTTAATTTTAAAAATTTACTTAATTTTTATTTTGTCATTAATTCATTTTAATTTATTTTATTTATTTTACTGGTTCTTCTTCAGAATCTTCTTCAACATCAGAATAATCGTCATCTGATTCTGATTCTGATTCTGATTCTTCATTTTGTGGTTTGTTTGATGTTTTAGGATTCTTTACAGATTTTTCAATTGCATCTGAAAATAATACTCTGTTTTTAATTTCTTCAGTTGGTATTTTACTTTCAATATCATTGATACTTTCCTGATTTTTATTATTAAAAGTTTCATTATTTAATTGACCAGGAGGCAATGGTCTAGTTGGAAATATACTTTTATCTGGTTCATTATCGTCTTCTTCTAAGTCTTCTTCTAAGTCTTCTTCTAAGTCTTCTTCTAAGTCTTCTTCAGAGTCTTTATCTATGTCTCTTTCAAAGTCTTCTATTTCTTTTTCGAGTTTATTATCTATTGTAGTTTCATTTTTTGATTGTTGTTCATCTTCATCAAATACTCCTGATAAATATTCAGTTAAAATTTTATCAATTGGTATTTGATTTCTGATTGTTTCTTCAATTGTTTCAGATATTAAACTTACAACAATTTCCTTTTTTCTTAAAATTAATTCTGGATTATAATAAATTTTTTCTGCATTTGTAATTATAATTTTATGCAAAAATGTATCTAAATTTGGTACTTTTACCTGAATACTCTTTGAATCAGTTTTAAGTCTAACACATGCTAATATTTTAACATGACTTACAAAAATTGCTGTTATTAAATCTAATAAATAAGGAATTTTAGATTTAATATTTTCTGTATTTTTTTCAATAATTATTGTATTCCAAACTGGTATTTTTTTTAATTGTAGTTGAAAATTTCTCAATGAAATACTTCTTTTCTTTTTTAGTTGTTGTGATTCATTAAAAACATTAAGTATAACTGTATATATTTCAGGACTTAATATATAAACTAATTGTTTTGTATATTCTTCTTTAGCAGCAACTAAAACATTTACATTCAATGTTTCTGACATTAAATTAATAATTATAATATAATTTGTAATAAATAAACTAAAAAGTAAATAAAATTAAAAAAGTTTAATTAAAAAAAAATTAATAAATATATATATATATATATTAATAATGGCAAATCAAACTTTTAATAAAATTAAAATATTCTTTAATAAAAAACCCGTAAGAATTATAATCGCATTATTAGTAATTGCGGCAATTATGACTGGAGTATCATTTGCGATTATTGCACTTTTACATGCAATTTCTCCGAAAGCTTCAAAATGTCAACATGATACAATAGAAATTAATGGAAAATGTTATAATAGTATTTGTCAAAATAGTTGTTCTGAAGTAGTTGGTCAACATAGAGATCTCTCCACTCCACCATTATGTCCTTGTATTTGCGAACCAGGTCAAAAAATAGCACCTAATGAAGAAGGTAATGAACAATGTGTAAATACATGTGGTCCAAGTAACGAATTATGTAATGATCCATCTAATCCTAAATCATGTGTATGGGAAAATTATAGATTAGATTCAGCAGAAAATACATTAGCATGTAGAAACAATCTTACGGGTTATATAATATGTGATTCATTACCAGAAAATAATAATCATTATGTAGCATGCGACCAAAATAACATATGTTCAATTGATGAAGGTTCAAATACTACATATTGTTATAATATAGAAGATCCATCAAAAGGATCAATGTGCGAAGTAGGAAAAGTAAATCCATGTACTAGTGATATTGAATGTACGAATGTATATAATAGCCACCCCCAAAATACAACGTGTATTTTTGATGAGGATTGGAAAGTAGCAAAAAAAATAGGATATTGTAGTACTGGTTCTCATTCAAAAGACGAACAACAAATAAATAAAGGAAGATTTACAGATTACCGAAATTTATGCGCTGATAAAAATCATATTAGTAAAGATAATTCTGGTAATTTTATAATATGCGCTTATACACCTTGTAATGTTTCAGATACTAATTGTAGGGACAATAATGGCTGTTGTCCTAACGATATATGTAAAAAATCAGGTGGGTGTTTAGGCCCAAAACAAGGATGTGCAGGTGATAGTACTGTTTGTGATAATGATAAATTATATGATTGCAGTGATTACGAACATAAAACAAATTGTAAATATTGTTGTACATCACAAAGTCATAATAATATGTGTTTTAATACTTGTGAATATAAATCTGATATCGGAACTACTACAGAAAATTGTAGTAAGGATGAAGATTGCGGATATTCTGAAATTTCTAATTTTTATAAAGATCCTAATGTTGGAGGTATTTGTGTAAATGGCACATGTAAATTAGGGTGTGGTCCTTATTCTGCTAGAGAAGGTGGACCATATAGTTGTGAAAATTTTTCCTATCCTGAACCTAGTCAAAATGTATCCCATTGTTATAAAAAAGACATTTGTACTTGGGGTCTTCCAACTAGTGCAAACCCTGCTGAAGGTACTTGGGGAATTCCAGAACAAAATAAAATTATTTGCAATAAGTTAAATAGTGGTGGTAATTATTGGAGACCCGAATCAGGTCAATCAGAAGCAAATTATTATAGAACATTACGGAGTAATTTAAAACGGAACCCACAATATAATCAAGAAGCGATATGTAATAAATTTGATTTTCTATCATATAAAAGAAATAATTCTCATGATGCAACTTTAAATTCATTCACTGATGTTGAATCAGTAGACTATACATCTACACATGAAGGTATATATGGAACACTAAAGATTAACTGTAATCAATCTAATGAATATCATAATACTGATTATACTTATAATACTGATAATACTAATAATACTGATAATACTGAGTTTTTTGAAAATTTAAATAAAATAGAAGATGATGGTCCTGTTCCTTGGACATCTGGTAAATTTCTACCTGAACAATATATTGCACCTATATGGAATGAAAAAGGATATTATAATATTGGTAGTTCTCATGAAAAATGTCTTGATCCTTTTGATACTTCCCGAAAATTTACACCTGAAAATTGTAAATATTTAGAAAATTCACATTATTGTAGTAATGGTTCTTTTGATGGTGTTAACTGTATTACAAAATCCCAACGGGAAGACACATCTGGAATAACCTCTGTATGCGCTGTTAATGAGGGAACTACACCGTATCCTAATGATATAATTTGTAATATGCCATCTGAGAGAAAACCCAGAATGCAATATAAGTGTCCGACTCCTCCCACAACAGGTTTTGATAGTTGTTGTGGAAAAGGAGTTATAACTACAACGCCAAATCAAGATACAAAACAATTAGATCCAAATTGCCAATGTACATATGGTTTTACTAAAGATTCTAACAATAAATGTTCAATTGTTAGTACCACTAATTTATTACAATTAAATCAAAAGTTAATACCTTGCCTTGGGAGTACTAGCCGCAACATCCCGTGTACCAATACGACAGGCGCTGGAGGGGAGCACACTCAGGTATTTTTTGATGAATCGACGGATCCAACAGCTGAAAATAATATTATAGTAATTTTAAAAAAAAAAGGTACGAGAGCCGAAGAGGGATATTTAAATCTTAGTCAAGTCACTTCTGACTTCCAAGCATTAAAAGTAGTAAATTCTGATAAAACATTAAATTTTTTTTATAGAAATGCAGTTAAAACTAACTGGGGGGGGGAGGTGGGTGATGCTGATTGGGATGATAAGATAGCAGGATATAATTTTTGTTGTTTAGCTTATTATGATAAAAATACTAATGATTATAATAAAATATTAACAGGTCTCAAGGGTAATTGGCCAGATTATGCAGTAACTGACAGTAATAATCAAGACAGGGGCAGCACTAGTACAAGAACGGTTGTTCTTGCTAATATAAACTCCCGCCGCCCACAAACACCACCTAATCCGCCACCCGTGAATGAATTTATTTTATATACAGTACATGTAAGTACAGATACTCAGTCCTGGCAGCGGGAAAATGATCCCAAAATTAAGGTTTTCGGCGACCCGAGGTGTGGAAAACAAGGAGAACCAGGAGATGATAATGTATTAATATTCGCCCAAGATCAAGATCCCAAATGGGATGGAACTTATTATAATCCACCGGATGATTCATTATATACTTCTTTTGAAATAGTTTTAGCATTAAGTACTGATGGTAGAGATGATTTTATGTTACACGCATTAGAGAACCCACCATACTCCACAATACAAGAATTATTTAATGATCAATTTATAAATAATAATGGCAATGTACGAACTATAAAGCAATTATTAAATTTATTTAATATTGATAGTTAAAAGAATAAATATTAATAAAAATATATTTTAACTATTTTAATAAGTAATTATAATGAAATTATCAGAATGTAAAATATATTATGATTCTGAATTTGTTTCATGGACTATACCTAAAAATTGTATCGAAGATACTTTATTGGGAACTTCAAAAAAAAATGGTTTATTATTTTTAAAGGTAGAATCTGCTGGTGAAGTTGAATTTAAAGATTCCTCATGTAAAATTAATGCAAAAAATGAAAGATTATGCAACAAAACAATGACATCTAGTCTTAAGTTTAAAAATGGTAAGAATGATTCAGTTATGACACCATTAGCAGTTGTAAATTTTCACACACATCCACTTAGTTGTTATATCGATGCAAAAACAATATGGGGATGGCCATCAGGTGAAGATTTAGCACAATGTTTAAATTTTGCTAAAGATAATAATTTAACTCATATAATTTTTGCAATTGAGGGAACATATGTAATAGATGTAAATAAAATCTTTTTGCATTATATTCAAACAAATAAAAAACTATTTACATTAATTAGAAACAATATACTAGAGATATTTAAACTTACTCATAAACATAGAATGTATTTTAATGATTCAAATAAAAATGTAAGTTTAGAACATGAATTTAATGAAATTTTCTTAAAACCATTAAATATGAGAATGAAAGAAAATATACTAATTACATGGATTAATTTAGTAAATAACTTAACACTAGAAAAACTAATTATACTTTCAAATCAATTTAGTATTTATTTTAATGATATAAAAAAAATACCAATGCAACAAATTGATAGTAGATATCTAAATTTAAAAATATATTCAATTATGTTTTTTAAAAATATGACAGTTCAATGGAATTCAAATTTATCAAAGAAAGAAATATTTTCTATGTTAAATAAGAATAAAAAAAATTTAGATATAAAATTACCAAATGAAATTAAATATACTGCACCATTTATATCAGAAAATTGTAAACTTAAATAATGATTGTTACTTTGTTACTTTATTACTTTATTACTTTACTTTATTACTTTTGTATATTGATTCATAACCATTTTCTATTAAATAGTTATTAAATGTGACTAAATATTGTTTATCAATTTGTAAATTTTGCATATTTTTTAAATTTAATCTTTCTATTAAATTTTTAGTAAAATTAAATTTAGCAGTTAATAATTTTTTATTTGGGTTATGTAATACTTTAATAGTTTTTAAATCCCAATTTCTTATAGCTAAAAATTTATTATTTATAGCATCTTGAAAATTTTGATTTTCTGTAATATAATTTTTTATACTTTCTTTTTGGAAATTGTGAGTTGATGAATCTTCATTCAATCTATTATATAAATATAAATTATAATCTTCAATGTAGTAAATATTTAATTTATTAGGAAATAAAGTCATATATTCAAATATTTGTAAAAATGGTAATAAATCATCATACCATTTTAAATTTTCCTGATAAGTAAAATTTATGTCTAATGATTTTCTAGATACAAAAACAATTCTTCCTGCTGTATTAATATTTTCCAATTTATTTCTAAAAGGAGATATTTTACATTCATAAACTGCATTCATTAAATTTAAAGTATTAACATTATAACAATAATAACATTGTCTAAATGGATAATGTAAGTCATCTTTTTTATAATTTTCTGTTAAAATATCTGAAAATGGTAAGAATAATATATCTGGACTATATGGTTTTTGTAAATATACTTCTAAATTTTTAAAAAAGAATGGATAAAAAAAATCATCACCATCTAATGGAATTAGATAATCATATTCTTCATGATTTTTAAAGTATTCAACGCAACTATTATGCCCTTTTCCAGGAAAACCATTACTTTCAGTTCTTACAACTTTTGATTCATTAAAAGTTGTTTTAACTTGTTCATAATATTCATCTTTTAATGTATTTACAATTATAACTACATCATATTTTATATTACTTGAGTCCTGATTCATAATAGAATTATAACTTTCTTTTAAAAAATCTAATTTAGAAGATGTTAAGATAGTTACTAAAAATTTAGATTCCATTTAGTTATAATTGTATTATAAATTTAATATAATATTATAAACTTAAAATCAATTGAATTAATCATACAATTGTATAACTTTTTTATAATTTTCTGTTGTACTATTTTCTGTTGTACTATTTTCAAACATTTCATGATATTCTAATTTACCATTTAAATTTCCAAAATTAATTAGAATACCATTATTAATATTTAAATTTTTTTTATACTTTGTTAATTGTGCAATTTCTTTTTTTGCAATACTTTGAGTTTGTGCTTTAAATTCTAATATACATTTAATTGGTTCATATATAACAATATCGGCTCTTTCAAATCCTAATTGTACACCCATATAATTTATAGGTACAATTACTTCAGTTTGAAACAAATAATTTTCAGTTCTTAAATGTACAGTCATAGCATTTACATAAATATGCTCTTTATAACTTGGCCCTAATTGATTAAATATTTGATTAGAAAATTCTTTAATTTTACTATAATAATCCATTATAAATAATATTAAAGTATTTTTATTGTTTTAAGTAATTATTAATGATTTTTATTATTTATTTTTAAATTTTACCATTTTTTGCTTTTTACCTTTTGCTTTTATTTTAAACTTTGCTTTATTAATTTTTTAATAAATTAATCTAAGGAGCAATAGCAGTTGGATTACCACTTCCGTATGGACCATTGCCATATAGACCAAATGAAGGACCACAACCTTCTAGTGGTCTTCTTGTTAAATCTGGGTAGATAGTACTATTCATCCATGGAGAAACTGTTAATACTGGATTTGGTGGTTCAGAACGTAAACCTTGGTTACCATTTTTTAATGAACCACCAATTGTATTAATACCTGATTGTCCACCTGGGGTTAAGAAAACCTGATTTGCTAGTGGAATTGTAACATCGCAATCTGAGAAACCTTCTAATTCTCCTTTGTTAGGAGCAGGTAGTAAACTTGATGCAACTGCGGAATTACCGACAGCAGATGTTTTCATATTTTGTGCGCATAGAGATAAATTATAAGCACGACCGGTATTTACATTTGCTTGAGCAAAAGAATCATTATTAAAAATATTAGGACCTTGTAAATTTGCAGTTTCTGAACCAATTGACTTTAATTGATTATAATTAGGTGTCGCTGCATTTAATTGTTGCTGATACATAGAAAATGCTTCAGAAAATCCATTCCATCCATTTTTGTCTGGTCCAACATATGGTTGTCTGAAAAAATCACCAGCGGCAAATGGTATTGTGTCGTTCCCAGGAAGACCATTTAAATCTCTTGCGTGCACCGGTAATGCTTGTGCAACTTCGCGTACATTTTGTGCAGTTGATGCATCTTTTATTCTGTGTGGTTGCATGTAATCCATATTCATATTCATATTATGACCATTATCATCTTGTTCACCGTAATTTTCTACCATTTCAAATTTATCTTTTAACATTTGAACTGTAAGTAGAGCAACTAGTGATACGGTTAAGATTGCTGATAATCCAGAAAAACTACTCATCTATATTAATTATAAATATTATTTTTTTTTTATTTAATAAACAAATTAAAATTCAAAAAAAATAATAGTAATTTATTTTTGTAACTTTTGACAATTTTAATAACTTTACTTTTTACTTTTTTCTACAGTTTTGCAATTTTGTAATTTTTATTAATTTTTAATTTTAATTTTTTTAATTTCATTTAGTTCATCGTCATTTTCAGTATTTTCACTTTCTACGTAATTATCATTTTCATCTTCTACAAATAAATATTTATCTTTTTTAAGTTCTTCCTCTTTTAATTTAATTTGAAATACTTCCCAATGTGGTTCACAATGACTTTTATAAAAAATTATTTTTTTACATTTTAATAAACAAATTACTGTATCACCAGAAGATAATGCATCTAATTCTAATTGTTCTTTGTGTTTGTTGAAAATATTTAATTTTTTATTTATGGATAAACTCATTTTTGATTCAGATTTTGATTGTTTAAATGAATGTTTATAAATTTCCTCAGCATCTTCTACTGTCATTTCTTCTTCAAAGAAATCAGACGAGTTTTCACTTAATAAACCTATTATTTTACTGTCAAAATCATTTAGTAATTTTTCCATATTTTCATTTAATGTTAAGGTTAATTTTTTGGATACTTTATTAATGTTTAGTTTAGGGGTTTGAATTGTAAAATTAACATTAGATACATATACATCTTCGAGTTTTTTTGGTTTTTCTAAAGATACATTTTCTACATCGTATTTTTCACATGTATTAATATCCATTGCAGTGTATTAATACTGATATTTAATAAATTTTAAAAATGAGGAACGCATAATTAATTTAATTGTAAAATTTGAACTGCAGTCCATGAATAATATATTTTATAGAATTCTAGTTTAAATAATACTGATATTTTTTTGGTATATAAACTATCAACTTCATTTTTATTTGAATCAAAATAAGTTGTATTATCTTGTAATTTAACCTTTAAAGATTTTTTGTTTTGAATATTTGTAATTATTTGAGTTTTTATGGATTTATTATTCGAATACTTATTTAATTTTAGTTCTAATGAATCTATAAATGTTAAGAATTTTAAATGTGAAACTTTATCATCTAATTTTAGTTCCATATATTTTTTAGAATTATAATTTAATAATTCATAGTCATTAAATATAGGACTTTGAATTAAAAATTCTTTATTATTATACTTAATATTAAATTCAGATACTTGCAAGTTATTTATATCTATATGATTATATTTATGAATTTCAAAAGAATCCATTAAATTTTTAAAATTTAAAATAAATTAATATTGTTTAAAATAACCGAATAATAATTGTATTTTATATTCTGTTATAAAATTAATCAGTTTCCAAATTTTGTTGAATTTATTTTACCGGGTACAAGGTCACGCGTATTAAATGAGTTAATAATTCTAGTAAATCCTTGATTGTCTTCATATGGACCAACATATCCTAATACATTTGAACCCTTATTACTAACTAGAACTGGATTACTTAATGGTACAGGTAATGTAGAAATATCTTTCATATAATATTCATGCATATTTAATCCTGATAAAACATTTTCTACGTATTTTTCAATTATATTTTTATTTAAATTAGCAAGTATATTGGAAAAATCAGTGGATGTATTTTGGGATGGTTTTGTTGCACAATCATTATTACCAAATATACCAGAGGCTTGATAAAATAATATATAGTTATTTAACATTAAATTAAGTAAATTATCAGTATCTTGTCTTGTATTAATTGTTATATTTCTTGCTTTCTTAACATAATCAACAACAGAGTCCTGAATAAATTTAACATTAATTTTAGAAAATAAAAAAGGTAATATGTATGGATCTACTTTTCTAGTTGCATTTAGTGCCCATCTTTGATATTCATCATAATATTGATAATCATCACCACTTGGAGGATTTATGTTATAATTGATATTTTTTTCCCATGTGCCATTTACATCAACCGAACCAGAAGGATTTACATATAAATCACCAGTTACTGGAACATGAGTTTTATCAAAATATTCTGGGTATGTATTTGTTTTTGAAAAAGCATGACCTCTATCAGTTGTTTGTAAATGTAATGGTGCTGGATTATATAATCCATAACCTCGTAAATCTACTAATGAATCATAATTTTTATTGTCACTTGTAATCAATGGTGAAACACCTTGATTTGTATGATTGTAACTTGCTAATAATGGAACAACATTTACATTATAATCAACTGCATTTACAGCATCAACAGGATAATTATTATTATTTTGCATAATTATTATAATAATAATATATATATTTTTATAAAAATTAAAAACGTTTTAACTTTGATTTATTTTTAAAATTGAAATTTTTTTAATTTTGCGTTTTAATTAGTAATACCAAACAAACCCAAAACTATTTAAAATAAAACATTCATTTAATTATTATAATAGATAGAAATGAATAATTTTCGTTTATCTAATAAAAAAATTCACCAAGATTCAAGATCATCAATAGAGAATTTACATAATGAAAAAATGGATAATATTTTTAAAAAATATGAAACTTTGGATAAAAAAAAAGAAAAATTAAAATTTTTAAAGGATAAGTTACAAATATTGAATCAACAAAAAAATGGCAATAATATTAACATGATATCTCAGATAAATAAAGATATTTCTATATTAAAAAAGGAAATATATGAAATTGAACATGATTTTGAATTAATTGATTATATAGATAAAGCATGGGAATTTATTGAAAACTTTAAAGATAATGACTATGATAATGAATTTGCAAAAGAAAACAAAAAAGAAGACAAAAAAGAAGACACTGAAAACAATGAATACAACGAAGATAATGAAGAATCCAGTAAAAAACAAAATGACAATATGAACATATTAAAATTTGTTAATAAAACTGGTAAAACTACAAAAGGTGAAGAATACAATAGATATTATAATAAGTGTTTTTTGAATATAAACTGTCCAACTACTCCTGATAGTTCAAATAATTTTTGTAAAAATTGTAAAGAAGACAATTTTGAAATTGATTCCAAGAATGGATTAATTATTTGCACTAACTGCGGTTCATGTGAACAACATTATGATTATTCTGCTAATGGTATGAATTATAGTGATTCTACACATATTGAAACTGTAAGTCAACCATTTTCATACCAAAGAAAAAATCATTTTAGAGAATGGTTAAATCAATTACAAGGAAAAGAAGTAACTGTTATTCCTGATACAGTAATTAATCTTGTACTTTTAGAGATTAAAAAAGAAAGAATTACAAATTCAGATGATATAACATCAGAGAGAATTAAAAAGTATCTTAAAAAATTAAAATTAAATAAATATTATGAACATATACCAAATTTAATTAGTAAAATTACAAATAAACCACCATTAACAATAACAAAAGATTTTGAAGAAGTATTATTAGAATTATTTGATAAGATACAGGAACCATTTAAAAAACATTGTCCTAAAGATAGAAAAAATTTTTTAAGTTATTCATATACATTACATAAATTTTGTCAATTATTAGGAAAAGATGAATATTTAATTTATTTTCCATTATTAAAATCAAGAGAAAAATTATTTGAACAAGAAAAAATATGGAGAGGAATATGCGATGATCTTAAATGGAAATTTGTTCCAAGTGTATAATTGTAATTTATAAAATGAACTAAACTTTTACAAAGTTACTTATAGAATTAGTATAGAGTTAATTATGTCATTGATAAATAAATTGTCATTAATTCCTCTAGTTAGAACCACTAGAGTAGTAAGTGCTTGTACATTATTTCCTAATCATCCTATTATTGCAATTGCGACTAGTGAAGTGATAAGTTATACTATACCATTTATTAGTAATTCACCGTTGTATGCATTTAACAATATGATATTATTTATGTTCTATATGGTTTATTATAATGAGTCAGCAAATGATGTAATTAATAAATTTTTAATAAAAGATTTTAATTATTATTTGATTGAATTTATTACAATTTCAATTTATTTATTTTTATATTTCGGATAAAAACTATTTAAAAAGAAATTTTATAATAAACTATATGTCTGACCAAATTAAAATGGAAAGTGGCGAAAGTAACGTAAGTAACGAAAGTAACCAAGTAACACCTGAATATTCTATTGAAAATGATCCTTTATTTAAACCAATTTCTGATGAAAAGAAAAAAGTTATCGATGAGGCAGTTGAACGACAAATCAGAAGTCTTTCATTAGATGAAAATGTTGATAAAGATACAGAAAAAGTTTCAGGACAGAATTATGCATTAATTAGTGTAGTGTCACCACAAGGTGGTCAAAAAAGTGAAAATATTTGTTTAAAAATCAAAGGTGTATTTAATACACTTGATGATGCAAATAAGCATGCTGAAATGCTACAAAAAATAGATTCAACATTTGATATTTATGTTGTAGAAATGTATTCATGGTTACTTGTACCTCCTGACCCAACACTAATTGAACAAAAACATGTAGATTCTAAACTAAATGAAATTATTGGTGGTCATAGAGAGTCACAATTAAAAGCAAAGATGTATTTTGAAGAACGCAAAAGAGAATTAATTGAAAATATTAATATTGAAAATGATCGACGCAAAGAAGAAAATGAAAAAATGAAAGAAGAAAGTACTGTTGTTGATGTTACTGATAACGCACAAGCACCAAGCACAGAACCAGTAGGTGTTAGTGCAGAATCAAGTGTTAATATTACAGATAATGGTAATGAATGTCCAAATAGTGGTCCATCTACAGAAGAATCTGTTACTCCTTCTGAACTAATGGAATCAATGGTTAATGAAACTACTAATGAAAATCCAAGTAAATCATGGGCAGATTCAGTAGAAGAATAAAATTAATAAATTAATAAATTGATTTTGAATTTTAGTTTTTTAAATTTTAAAAATAACTTATTTATATTATATAATATGAGTATTTCTCATCAAATATATAATATAAATGGATATAACATTATATTAATAAAAAATGAAATTAACAATATATCAGTAAAAAGTTGTATAGATACTGGTTATATTCATGAAGATAAAGATAATCTTGGAATAAATCATTTGATAGAACATGTACTTGTTAATGGTAATTCTCAATGCGAAAAAGATTGTATATCTGAAATGAATAAAAAAGGAATTTTAATGAATGCATCAACAGGATTAAACATGATAAATTATTTTACAATGGGAATAAGTGAAGATTTAGAAAAAATGATTAAATTTATAGTTGAAACTACAATTAATTATAAAAATATAAATAATAAAGTAATTGAAAAAGAAAAAAAAGCAGTTTTAAATGAATTATTAACAAGCAGTAATAATAGTTTAATAAATGTATATCATACTTTATTTGATAAATTGTTTAGTTATTATGGTTTAACAAACTTTTTTAATTATAAGCAGCAAATTGATAATTTAAATCATTTAAATGAAGATAAATTAAAAAAATTTTATCAAAAGCATTATAAAAATAT